ATCTCGGAATCATTTCCTGTACCGGTCTTTTTCGGATTAGACGAAGAAAGATGAATGCTGCAAGCTCTGCACGAGTTCCTCTGGGTAAATTCATCGAAGCCGAGAATAAACGGCGCAAAGTATTGGATAAGCTCCCGGAAACACTACCTTTACCGGTGTTTAACGGATTGGATATATGATAGAATTATTGTTACTGTTTATATTGGTTTACGTGCTTCCCTGCCTGATGGTAGGGGCATTGGGATACGGGTTGAATGATCACTTCAGATTCTATTTCTGGGTGTCGTTCTTCTTGACCCCCATTATCGGACTGATAGTGGTCCTATATGACAAACTCCACAAAGGGCCAGGCAATTCGAACGATCAATCCCACTACGATGCCATTTATCCGGGATACCGCCCGGGTAAAAACGAGTGATGGTGAAATAACAGGAAAAGGGGGCTGTGTCAAAACTAAAATGACTACTCCTCAAAGTTACAGATTATAACTATAATATTTAAAAGGGTCGTATCAAACTCTGTATTGAGTAATGATACGGCCCTTTCTTTAGTCTTTCAAGATGCTCAAATTTCAAATTATAAGTTCATATTTTCAAAAAATGAGTTTTGACACACCTTCTCTTTTTTATTGTCTTTTCCACTGCCATCGTCTCGGTTTACCTTAGCCGGAAAAACGAAAGGCTATGGCAAAACTGACACCCGATTATATCCAATTCGTCTTATCGCTTAGCACTGATCAGGCACAACAGGAAATCCACAAACTCGAAAAAGCGTCATCCGAGCTGAAGAGCGAAAACAAGGAACTGCGCAAATCGATGGCCGAACTCACCGCAACCGGACGGCGCAACAGTGACGAATATCGCAACCTCGAAGAACAGTACAAGCGTAACAACCGTGCCATCGCGGAGAACACCGCCAAGACCAACGAACTGCTCCGCTCTATCAATATCCAGAACAAATCCTACAAACAGCTCTCGCAAGAGGCGAAACGCTTGCAACGCGAACTGGATAACACCGTCAAGGCGTTGGAGCCGGAACGGTACGCTGAACTCTCTGATCAGCTAGAGGACGTAAAAAAACGGATGAATGAACTAAGGGGAACATCAACAAACCTCAAAGACTCCTTCTTTTCTCTTAATAAAATAAAAACAACCCTGGCCGGAGCTTTCGCCCAAGTAGGCTACGCCGTCACACAGTCGATCGGCGAAGCCATCGGAAAGGTCAAAGAGTTTGCCCGTGAAAGCATAAATCTGGCGGTGAGTGCCGATGGCGTGACACACGCTTTCGAGCAGCTGGGACGTAGCGATCTCCTGGCAAGTCTCAGGGAACAGACCAAGGGGACAGTATCCGACCTACAGCTAATGACCGCACTGGTCAAGGCGCGCGACTTCCGCATCCCCTTGGATGAAATGGGTAAATTCCTAGCCTTTGCCCAACTGAAGGCACAGCAGACCGGGCAGAGCATCGACTATATGGTCGATTCCATCGTTACCGGTCTAGGTCGCCAAAGCCTCCTGATACTGGACAACCTCGGGCTGAGTGCCGCTGAAATCAAAGAGAAGATCGCCGAAACGGGCGACTTCATGCAAGGTGTGGGTGTCATCGTGGAGAAGCAGCTGCAACAAGCCGGAATGTACATCAGCGAAGCCGACAAAGTAGCTGCCGCCGATGTCCGGATGCAAAACGCCAAGTTGAAACTGGGTAAGGCGTTGTCGTGGCTGGGCGATCTCCAGCTGAAGTTCAAGAACAGCATGGCAGAGCTGATCAACTCCACTCTCTCCACCGCCAACGATAAATACGAAGAACAAAAAGCCAAGGTCATAGCCCTTGCCACCGAGACCGAACCGCTGGTCGACCGCTACGAGGAACTACGCTCGAAGATCAGCCTGACCGCCACCGAGCAGGACGAACTGAACGGCATCATCGCCCGGATCGCGCAGACCATCCCCAGCGCCGTTTCACAGATCGGGGCCTATGGGAAAGCCCTTGACATCAACAGTGAGCAGGCACGCAAGTTCATCGAGACACAGAAGCAGCTCATGCTCTACGACAATCGCAAGGCCATCGCCGAGGCTGAAAAGAACATCCGGGAATACCAAAAGAAATTCGCCCGTGCCAACTCCGTCATCCAGAACCAAGGGCGCAGCATCTACACTCCTACTTCCACTTTCGGTACGGGGCAGTACATTTGGGACAATTCTCCCGAAACCCTCGAACGCGCCACCGCAGAGGCCTCTCAGTACCGGGCACTGATCGACCGTGAGAACGACCGTCTGAAGGAACTGCGGGGCGAGAACCTCGAATCGCTGATCGAGAACCAGCAGAAGCAGCGTGAAGCCCGCGAGGAGTTCCTCCGGATGAACCGCGCGCAGCTCGAAGCCTGGCTCAAGGATGAGAAGAACGCCCAAAGCGAATACCGCGACATGGCGCAATCGTTCCTCGCCACCAAGGCCACCCCAACACCGGATAGTGGCGATAAATCCAAGAAGAAAGGCAAGAAATCATCAAAAAAATTTGATGTTACCGAACGGTATCCCCAATACAAAGGGACGTTCACCACCATCCAGGACGATATAGAAATCGTCTCCACCGAATTATTCAATATGTACCAGGAGCAAGACCGTTTGGCCGACTATGTCTGCAGGCAAGTCATCGGAAGCAGCTCCCTGATCGCCGACCTGTTCGCCAACGCTTCAGAAAAGAGCATGAGCGAGATACAGGCGATCATCGACAAAACCGAACAGCTCTTCTACTATCTGCGCGGCGGCTCCGGGATAACACGCGGGCAAATCCTTTCCCTTGGCATCAGCGAAAAGCAATTGGAGCTACTGGAAAAATCCCCCGAAGAAGTCAAGGCGTTAGGAGACGCGCTGAAGAAGATACGGGGTGAACTGGGCAGCCGTTCCCCTTTCCTCTTGCTGGAAGACCAGTTGGGCAAGGCAATAGAAAAACTCCGCAGCGGTGACCTGGCAGGTGGAATCGAAGGTATCGGGAACGCCGTCCAAGATTTTGCTCCCGCCTTGACAGAATTTGGCGAAAGCATCGGTGCCCTCTTTGGCAACGATGATGTATCCAACAAGATAAAAGGCATAACCGATGCTTTCGGCGGTATGGGCCAAACCGCAGCAGGCGTAGGGCGCATTATGGCCGGTGATATTGCAGGCGGAGCAATGTCAGCAGCAGGCGGTATCTCTAAACTTGTAGGGGCCATCTCCAGCTTGTTCGGTGCCGACTATTCCGAATACAACGAGATGGTCGAAAAGTACGAAGAACTGCTCGGTATTTGGGACGAACTGCTGGACGCCAAAAGGGCTTACATACAGGAAAGCTACGGCGCGGAAGCCATCAAAGCCGGTGAAGAGGCATTGAACATAACAAAGAACCAACTGGAAGTGGAAAAGAAGCTGGCGGAAATACGCCTGTCGTCCGGTAAATCCATCGGCAGCCACTCGCTTTGGTATCGCATGTGGAAAGGCTCCTACAAGTGGGAAGGCCAAAACTGGCGCGACGTGGCCGGAGAGGTCGAAAACGGACTAGCGAACGCAGGCCTGGGTAACGTATCCTTTACGCAGATGGAAAGTTTTCTCCAGATGTCATCCGAGCAGCTCCAGTGGATCAAGGAGAACTACGCCGGATTATGGTCTGTTATGGACGGGGAATTCCGGGAGCACCTGGAGAATATCATCGAGTTTGGCAACACAGAGCAGGAGATCCTGGAAGCCGTCAAGGCACAAATGACCGGCATCACATTCGAAGAGTTCGAAAATTCCTATATAGACATGTTACTGGACCTTGATTCAAGTAACGAGGACTTCGCCAACGACTTCGAAAAGAAACTGCAACAAGCCATCCTGCGATCGGTCATCGCCTCCAAATACAAAAATGAAATCAAGAAGCTCTACGACACTTGGGCGGGCTACGGGGAAGACGGGTACACGCCGAACGAAGTGGACCAGCTGAAGGAAATGCAACAGAACCTGACGGAATCCATGTTACAGGAACGGGAGCAGCTGGCATCCCTGTTTGGCTGGAGCGCGGATGCCAACGGAAACGACAGCAGCACCCAGACAGCCAGCCGGGGTAGCTTCGAGAGCATGCGCCAGGAAACCGGCGAAGAACTGAACGGGCGGTTTACGGCAGTACAGCAATCCGCTGTAAACTTGGAAAGGCTGGTTGAATCGTTACTTCAGGAAAACGGGGCTAACCTAGAGTGCATCACCGAAATACGCGACATACTCTACGAAAGCAACGGTTACCTCGGCAAGATTGAGACCTACGCCCGGTCGCTCAGCTCCATGAGGGAATCACTGGACAGCATCAAAGAAAACATCAAAAACATATAAACAATGATCAAAAACGCTACAATCAACGGAAACCCGCTATCGGTTTGGGGTGCCGCCCTGATGTCAGGCACAGTCGAAGTGTTACTCACCCCCGCACCGGTGAAAGAATATATCAAAGGTGAAAGCCGCCTGGAGCATGGATCGCGTATTGTGATGGCAAACGTCAAAACCGCATCGCGCGAAGTTTCCCTACCGTTCCTGATCGAGGGAGGCGGAAGGGAGGATTTCCTTCATAAATACATGTCCTTTGTCGACGAACTGTATAAAGGTAATATTGCACTGCATATACCAGAGTTGGACAAAACGTTCAGTCTGGCTTACCTCTCGTGTGGAAAATACGGGAGCTACGGCGATTGCCGGGCAAAACTGGTAGTCAAGTTCTTGGAGGCAATCCCGGTTGAAAACAAGGAAAAGAAATGATCGAAATCAAAGACATATCAGGTAGAACAAAACTGTACACCCTTCCGGGGAAAGAATCGGCTAGACGGTTTTCGCTGATGACAGAAGACAGCGTTCGGCTCGTATTCACGCTGGCTGAACCCGCCACGCTCTCCATCGGTGACCATATCGAGGTGGACGGCACCCCCTATTACCTGACTGAAACCGCCTATCCCAAGTACAACCCGACGACAGGCGGATATGATTACGACATCCGTTTCGATTCCCACTACTACAGGTGGAAGAACCATATCCTGTTTTATGACCGGCAGGGAAATCGTGAAGTCTCTTGGAGCCTTACACGCTCACCGGAGGCACATCTGGGTATAATCGTTTCAAACCTGCGTTCCTTGGGATTCACCTATAACGGGAAGGAATACACAGCCATCGTGGGCAGCGAGGTCAAGGCAGAAGCCAAGCCAGTCACTTACGACAGCACCAATATCATCGACGCACTTACCAAGATCGCCGAGGCGTGGGAGTGCGAATGGTGGGTTGTGGGAGAAAACATCTACCTGGGCAGACTGGAACTGCCCGGAGAACCCGTGACGCTGGAGATAGGCAAGGAAGCCAGCACGATGAGCCGGACGAAAAGTCGGGATCTCTATGCCACCCGCCTGTACGTGTTCGGCGGCGAGCGCAACATCCCCGACGACTACCGCGGGGGAGAAGCCGGAACAGTGGTGGAAGGGATCGTGAAGAAACGCTTGATGCTACCGGAAGGGACACCCTACATCGACGTGGTAGAAGGGCAAAAAGAAGGCGAAGTGGTGGAAACGGTGGTCGTGCTGGACGACATCTATCCACGGATTACCGGTGTAATGTCCTGCGTAACGGAAAAGGAGATTGAAGAAAAAGACGAAGGAACAAGCGAAACAACCCGGTTCACGGTATACCGCTTCAAAGACGCGGGGCTTCCGTTCTCCGAGAAATACATCCTGCCGGGCGAAGAGCTGAAGATCGTGTTTGAGAGTGGCACGCTGTCGGGCATGGAGTTCACTGTAACATTCAACCCGGACGGGCTGAACGAAAATAACCCCGAAGCACAAGTATTCGAGATCGTCCGCAACCAGGACTACGGGCAGTGGCTGCCCGAAGAACCGCTCGTGCCGCACGAGGGCGACCGCTACGTGCTGAGCGGTTTCGACACCTCATATGTCAGCGACGAACTGGTGCCAAAAGCCGAACAGGAACTCCTGACCCGTGCACTGGAGCTGAAGGAAAAGGCGACAGCCGACCCTTCCACCTATACCGTGCAGGTCGATTCATACCAGGCTTCCGGCTACGATGAACGCAACGGACTGTTGAACCCTGAAAAGGCGATAGACCTTCAACCCGGACAACGGGTGGAGCTGGTCAACCCAGGCTACTTCAAAGCGGGGCGCACCTCGCGGGTGATCGGCTACGAAAAGAAGCTCGATATCCCTTACGACTCCCCCTCCTACACCATTGGCGAAACTGCTGCCTATTCCCGCCTCGGGGAACTGGAGCAGAGGATCGACAATATCCAATATAAAGGCAATACCTACGTCAACCAAGGCAGTAACAGTAGTGGCTTCGGCGCGTATATCATAAAGAAAGACGACACGACCGCCGCCAGCGATGAAAACGTTTTCTCCTCCCTGCGCACGCTGAAGGAGATCAACAAACAGAAGCTCGATATCGACGGGATGTACCTGCGCAAGGACATAAACGACACGGCGCACGGCGATATCACATTCGACCGTACTATCGGCAGTACCATATACATTAACGGTATCGAAGGCGGTAAAGGTTGGAAGATTACATCTGATGGTGATATCGAAAGTGAATCGGCCGTGATCCGTTCGGATGCGGTTATAGGGAGTTCCATAGGCAGCCGTGATTTTGCCTCCGGCATGTTCGGTTATGGCTGGCGTATCGATTCGCCTACAGCTTCCGGCACGGTGGACAACTGGACGGTGCGGAAAACATTCAAAGTCTACGAGCTGGTTTATTCCCAGGTGTTGGGCCTGAACGGTTCCCATATCGTGGCGGACTTTAACAAGATAAAGACAGTCA